TTTCTTAATGGTTTTTCAATCCAATAATACGTAAGGATTGAGAATAAAAACGCGATTATAATAGCCCCTGCCCGTGCTAAAATTGATTCGTTCCCCACATAATGCAGAGCAGCTAAAAGGGGCCAATGAAATAAATATAATGAATAAGATATGTCACCAATGAATACTAGCGGCTTAAACCCTATCGACTTTGCATATAATGAATTGTCACTGCCTCCCCCACATATTAGTAGAGTTGCTGTACACAGTGCGACTAAGAATGTCCAGTAGTTAGGATACCCCCAAAGAACTCCTTTTTGCATGGCGCAAAAAACAATAATTACAATTGCTGCTAAAGAAAGTTTTGATTTTATTTCAGGTTTAAAGTTTATAGCCGTTTTGTATGCAATTATACCCAGCACAAACTCAAAAACGCGTGATAATAACTTATAATATGTTTCTTCGGGATGTTTTTGTCCAATGCAAATGGAAAGGATCGCTGAAACAACAAAAACTACTGCGAGTATCAAAGTTTGTTTCTTTTGCGTCAGATATTTTGCACATAAAAGATATACAAGTGAAAAGAATATGTACCATTGCCACTCTATTGACAATGACCACATATGTAATAATAACATTTTGTCAGAATCAGGGGCAGCATAGCCAGTAGTCTCATGAGAAAAATACTGGTTGGCTGTAACCAATAAAACTCTTCTGGCACTTTTGAGGAAATCAGAGTAATCGTGGGGAAGATAAAATACAGAGGCGATAACGAACGTCAGCAATAGCATAGATAGCATTGCTGGTTGCAAACGCCACAATCGACGTTTATAAAATTCGCATAAAGAAAAAGAGTTATTCGTTATATTTGTTTGTATCACTCCAGTCATCAGAAAACCGGAAATAACGAAGAAAACATCTACGCCTACAAAACCAGATGGAAAAAAAGAGACGCCTGCATGGAATAAAAGAACCAAAAGCACAGCAACGCCTCTTAATCCGTTTATATCAATTCTGTACTGCATAACCCTTTCCTGTGACATAATTTGGAGAAATCATATCACAGGATGCAGGTCTTTCATTCAAGTTGTTACTTATCTTTCATATGGTGATGTAGGCCACTCTATCTGATTGAACATATTTTCTCCAGTTATCCGTGATAAATCTAGCCTTTTAAGGGCTTGTATGTAGGACATCCAGTGTGTCAACTGTCCCTTATCATCATCACTGATAATCCCTAATTGAAGCTCTATGCGCCAATCAGCTGTTACCGAGTTAGCGATCATGAGTAAAGACTGGCGATGCGCCTCTGCCTTCGCCTCATAATCAATGGGAACATCTTCCCATACAGGCTTTCCATTGCCATCAACTACACGTCGTTTTCCGGTTGGCGGCTCTCCGGCATATTCTAAATAAACTTCTTCATCAACATCTTTTGCATCATCAGGCCATGAATTAGCAAGAGTATAATCCTTGAACAAACTCTTTGCATAAAAAGCATTTTTTGAAGCGCTAAATGCATATTCCATATCAGTACCCTACAGAATAAATAAATACAGGGGTTGCCATATGTGCACTACCGTTTACAACAGTACAATTAAACCCAGTCTTGGTGCGGCTTGCTATTTTTACAGTCCTAACCCCAGCATCGGCATTTGTTTGATCCATGACAGTACCCACACATCCAAAATTTGCATTTGGGAAAGCAATTGGAAATGTAAACGAATTATCGCTTGCAGTTGTTGTATTAATTTTTTGCCACTGAATAATTAACCCGGTGGAGGTGTCTTTATACCAACCATTTGCTGCTTTACTGGCCGTATTCTTTAGCTGATAGCGTGCGTCCGATTCTGCTTTTGTGTAAGAGCCTATTGCTGATGCAGAAATTGTGATATTCGCCGTACCATCAAATCCAACTCCATTAATTGTACGCTTTGTTGCCAACTTCGTTGCAGCTACGGCAGTTCCTCCAGATGGCAGCGCCCCTACGTCAGCCGCTGAGGGTTTATTAAGGGTGTTATATTCTCGTGCCCAAGCAGTCCATGCACCGGTTGCATATTTGCTTCGAGTCCAAATCCGCGAACTGTTATAAACATAGTAAACCTGCGTCACTCCAGCATTTTTCAAGACAAGCAAAGTGCCTGCGAGATTTTCAGGATAATTAAGAGCTGCACTTGTATTAGCGTTCGCCGCCTGACAATAGATTCCCGGCGTCTGATAATTATCTAAATTCTGGCTCGCACCAATATTAATTGACTGAGTATTAAAAATGTCCTGTGACGTAACGTTTATATTCCCAGTTAGTGCGTGGCCATTAACTGTTCTGGATGTTGGAACAGCACCGACATCAGCTGCCGAAGGTTTATAACTCGTATTGTATAGTCGTACCGTTGTCCAGGTTCGGCTACCAACAGCACCCGCACCATATGCAAACCAAATCTCGCTGGGGTTGCTGTAATTCACCAGAATCAATGACGGAGAGCCATCCATATCTCGCAAACCATTAACAAAAATAAAATAATATGACGTTGCAGTTAATCCAGTAGGGATATTTGAACATGTATTCATATTTACAAATAAATGCTCACCCTGAATAAATGCATAATTTTTAAAATCAATGCCGGTAGTAACACCTCCTATAGTTCGGCCTATACCATAATCATGTGCCTTTAAAACCCTGCCGTATGTGGCATCCCTGTTTGAGGTAGTAATATCGGCCTGAGCCGCCGATTTAAGTTCAAGGTTTTTTCTCGCAATAGATTTATCTGTTACATCAGAAAGATTGTTTTTCCTGATTAAAGCGTCTGGAATTTCCCCGGTAATAATTTTCTTAATCGCAAGATAAAGCTGATTATATTGTGTTTTAACTAACTGAATACCTGCGCCTTCAATTACCCCACATATCTCTTCCTGAACCGCATCCCACATATCGCTATTGAGATCAGTCGCCCTGCGACCTGTTGCCGGATCGCCATTTGTAAAACCGTTTTTACCCTGCCCAAACTTGTCCTGTTGAGCGGTGGCCGTATCAATTCGATGCATTTTCCGTCCCTTCCGGATAGGCAAACACCACAACCGTATGTGATGGTGCCAGTTTTTCAATAACACATTCAGCGACCGTATCGCCCCATGTCCTGATAGCGCTGTTACAGCTGCTGATGCAGGTCTGCCAGCTGATGTTGGCATCTGCCGGGATATTTACCCGCCAGTAGTAGCGCCAGTATTCGCCCCACTCAGGATCGGGCGTAGCGTCCAGATTCTGGAATTGCTCTATGGTTGCCGTGTAATAACCCAGGGCATCAAGCTGGTTACGATAAAACTGTTCGTTAATACCGCCGGGAACGTTAATTTTTGCGTCCAGACGCTGCTGACGTTGGCGCAGTGTCTGAACTCCCGGCGGCGCACAGGAATCAGGTAATCCACAAAGCCCCTCATAGCGGTCTATCAGCTCTGTCGTTTTCGATGGGTCAAGTTCAGTCATTAGCGCATCGCCACGCTGGTGTACCCGGGTTAATGACGGAGCCAACCCCTGAAGCAGTGGATCGCTATCGCTCCACGCGGGCCCGGCTGGCAGGAGGTTGTGCAACAGTTGCGTGTATTCATCCTGTAATGACATTACGCCTCCCCCTTATTCAGTTTCAGAAACAACATATGTAGCCCAGGTGATTTCACCCACTACAGGTAATTCAGTATCTCCCATGGTGATATCCTGAGTCGGTGCCGTCAGCTGATGCGCCAGCTCACCAGTTGCGATACTGATTGCTTCGCTGATTCTGGACACATAAATTTTCCCGTTTGGCACACCATCACGCAGCATCAGAGAATCCAGCTCAGCTGCAACAGCTGCACGAATTTCCTCCGTATCCTTTGCCAGCGCGATGGTCAGAGGAATGGCCTTCGCCTGAGCTGCAAACACAAAGAGCCCTCCACCCGCGACCGGAGCAAGCGGCAAAATATGTTCTCTGGCCGCCGCCACCAAATCTTCGGTAGGTGCAGGGTTACCCGGGTCGCTGGTTGCCACCATCACGCCAACGGTACCAATTCCCTGATAATGTCGTAGCGTCCATGCACGAGTGATCCCGGCGATTTCCTTTGCCCAGATTATGTAGTCACTATCTGCACCGCCCTGAGGAATGTAATACCAGCGCTCCATCACTCGCGCCCGCCACATTTCAGTATCTTCGGTGTCTTCCCCGCCGCTTATGCTCTCTGCGAAGCCTGTTGATGAGAGTCCGCTAACGGGCGTGGTCAGACGCAGAGAAATACCATCATCTGTATTTCCCAATGCACCGGCCTCATCAGCTCGAACCGCCACACGGAG